CTTAGCTTCTTGGTATTCTTCAGGTGTTAATTCTTCTTTATTAAAGTACTGCTTGCCTAAATACTCGTGAATTGATTGATTCTGTGGTATATCAGTATGCATTGCATCAGCAATTAACCTTATATGATATCCATCAAAGTCAAACTCTACAAAAGCATCGTTTTGCGGTATAAAAGCCGTTCTAGAACCGTTTTCTTTATTAAAAGCGAGGAAATTTATACTATTAAACGCATTAGTAGGACGTGAGGTAATATTATATAGGTTATAACTTGAATAAACCTTAGAATTACCTATAGATCTCCCTTTCCAAGGAGTTTCAAAGTACTTATCAAAGAGCTTTTCGTTAATCAAGATTCCCTGCTCTTCCACCCATTTATATACTTCTACGTATTTGCTCTGCCATTCAATATTTGACTCTAATCCTACATAGTCTTTAACTGTTTCAAACATACATTCACACCTTTCGTAATGTTTTGATATTGGAATGTAGTCATTTACAGTAGGTGAGAACTTAAACTTCTCATAATAGTCTAAATGTATAGGAGTATAGCATTGAAAGTCTTTTACCTGTCCCTCTCTATCAAGTACTGTAAAGTACAAGTCAATTGAATTGGGTAAATCAAAATAATATGAATGCCATTTTTTATCTAGTAGGTATACTTTTGGAATAGTACTGAGTAACTTCTCTATAGACTGTAGTTCAATGGAAAAACCCTCTGAGTGATTAATTGGAATAATGTACCCTTTCTGGAAATCGTTATAATAGAGTACGCACGGATTGGTTAATGTAGGGTGGGTGTGTTCTGATAGAGACATTAACTCTATAAAGCACTTATCTACCTTTAGTAGCTGTGTTAGCTGCTCTTCGGTCTCAACAATAAAATACATAACATTTATTTACGTATAATATACTAGATACTTCCCGAATTAGCAACTGATCCGCCAGTTATTTTTGCAAATTTAATATAATCCCCTCCAATAAATTCCACAATACCGGTAAAACTCTTTTCTTTAGCTAATGTTACGCGTCTATTAGTATCAAATACCCCTCCTGTAATTTGATATTGAGAAACTCTAGTATCATTTAGCGGTCCAGTTAACTGCCATAACATACTTGTAGTCTCATAACTTAGCATATTTGGAGATACGTTACCGTTTTCTAACTGAGCGTAATCCATTTGAGAAACCTCTATAATGTACTGAGTACCGGTTACGTTTTTTGCAAAATACCTTGTAAAGTATCCTCTAGAATAATCACTCGGTATAGGAACTGGGAAGTAACTCTGTAATTGTTCTAGCTGTACATTACTAGGTACGGCTAATTGCTCTATATTTTGAGTACTTGCAGCAAGATAGCTTCTTGAACTTCTTGAAGTAATCTCAACAGCCTGTACTGGAGTTAAAAGTTTATTTGTACCTAAAACAGGGTTTATTCCGGTAAAGTTTTTTCCGTCATAGGTCTTATAGTATCTTCCAGTATAAGACTTTCCATCAGAAGTAATATACTCATTACCTCTCGTATAGAGATTAGGAATTATTCTTGTAAGAGGGTAGTATCTTATCATATTACTTTAGATATAATTGAGCTTCTTCTGCTCTTCTTGTTACTAATCCTTTTAATACTTCTCCTTTTGCTGTAACAGGCCCTGTTGCAATAAACTGCGCTATTTGAGAAGCTGATTGATTGGTTATGATAGCTTTTGCGATATTCCAAGTAGATAAAGCTCCAGCTCCTGCGTTATAAGCATAGCTTACTAGTGCAGCTTTTTGACTATCAGTTAGCTTCTCCCATCTACTCTGTCCAATCTGTCCAATTACCCCGTTTTTAAATCGTATTAAATTGTATTTTAAAGTTAGTTCCCCTTCCTGTCTTGTAAAGGTAGTAGTAGATGTTACTGAATTTATTTCTCCATTAGCCTGCACTTTAATGTCTGAACCATATCCTCCTCTAAATCGATTTGTATCAAATCTAGCTACTTCTATAAAACCTTCTTTAGCTGCTATAAAGTTAAATGCAGGGGTTAGCCAGCTTTCAGTTAGATTTAAGCTACTTAAGTCTGCAGAAGTCGCTACCGGTTCTAACTGTATAACGTTAGCAGGAAAAGCAGTACTTACTTGTACTAGTTGTCTCTTAGTTCCATATTCTACGTCATCTCTTAGCCTGATCATTTGACCTCTAATTTGAGTTAGCCATTGATTACTTGTAAGAGTGTGTGTTAAGCCTACAACTACAAAACCTACTTTAGCATTTTTGTTAAGACCGCCATTACCTCTCAAAGAAGCAGGTAATCTGTCTTCAGGTATTGTGAAAGCATTACCCATTACAATGCCGCTTATACCGTCTAGAGTTATGTTTAAGTTAGCAGGTATAATTGGAGCACCTAGAGTTATGTTATCTGTAGACTTTACCACAGCCATACTATTAATATAGTAGTTTATAGCAAAAGGTACTTTCTTTTTAGAAAGAGGGTAACCTCCGTAGTACACACTTACAATGTGAGCATTAAATTGAGTAGCTTGATCTAAATCATGCTCCTCTATTTCCTTCTTTTCTTGCTGTTTTTGATTAGATTTTGCTACATCGGTAGAAGAGTCGGTAACCCTTGGCTTATATCTATCTTCAAAATGTGTATTTAGATAGCTGAAAGCAGAATGGTCTGTAGAGTTTACTGCTTTAGTGCTAGATTGTCCTGAAATAGCAATTATGTTAGACATATTTGTACTTAAGTTAGTCTCAAATTGCATTGCTCTAACTAAGCTCTGTTTACCAAAAACAGGAAGCTCTCCGTATTTACTTACATTAACTCCGTTTACTATTTGGTAATTAGATGGCTCTGAGTTATTTCTTAACATCCAGCTTTCGTTAGGAAGAGGGGGTACAAACTGATCGTCTTTTATCACTACTGTATTACTATCGTCTCTATACGATACTCTAAATAAATTTAAATTACCTGTAGCTTTATTTACTCCATTTACAATAGCATCTAAAAATCCTTTTAAATTGATAATATTCTCTGTATTTTTAGTTGTATACTGGTTTAAGGTCTCAGTTAAAAAATCAACATTTAATAATATTTCCATTATCTTACCTTGATAGACGTTTTCAGTCTTAAAGCCTGGTAGGTAACTAGAAACTGCATTAATTTTTGGACTAAAAATAGTGTTATCTGTTTTAGAGTTAGGTACTAAGTCTGGTGGAAATAGTTTTAAGTAATCTTCTGCACTTCCTTCAAAAGGTATCATACAGGTAAAAGGATCTACAGAAAGATGTTGTGGAGTTGTTAGACAGAAATTAGTCTCTGGATTGAAATCAAGGTATATAAACGGATGTTTATTAGTATCTTGAACCGAATCGTAGATCAGACACATATTGTTTAAGAATGCCATTAAGTAACCGAACTTAATATAAGTAGGGAAATTAATATTGTTCTGTTGATCTTGAATCGTGTATCTAATTCCATATCCTTTAGATAGTTCTACAAAATCTACCTTAGGTACTGCAAAAAATAAATCAGGATCTGCCATTAAATAACTGTTAAATCCTTTAAGGGCATATTGCTTTAGATCAAACTTTCTAGTATTGGGTATTGGCTGGGTATTGAAGATACCCTCTAAGATACCGTCTCTATAAAAGGCCTCTGTAAGACCTTGTAAAGGAACTGTATAAACTCCTTGTGAAGGATCTTTAGGGGTATTGTATTGAATCTGACTCTTAACTGCTGCAAGCATAGCATGTAAAGAAGAAGCAAATCTTTCTGCTGTATCTACTTGAGTATTAGTAGCAACATTATCTTCTCCTCCTTCATCTCCTGGGTTAGCAGGTTGTACAGGAGTTTGTTGAGTTGGGTTAATTTGTACGTTGGTTACAGACTCAATAAGAGCTGTATTATCGAATTTAATAGTAAATGTAGGATTCTTCTTAGTAGTCTTTCCTAAAAGTACAACATCTTTTAAAGTACCCGTAATAACAGGATTTGTTGTTAGACCTCCTGGAAACTCTATAGAATTTACTTGAATCTTTCTACTCAGACTAAACCATCTTTGTAGAGCATCGGTAATTTCTTGAACTGTAAGATCATTACCTGGTACAGGTAGATATGTTATATCAATATAAAATATTTTAAATTCAACTATCCCTGTTCTCGGATTTTTAACCTGTACATTATACGGAATAGAAAGAGAGGCTGTATTATCTCTCTGATAATTTAATGCAAATAATCTAGGAAAGGTATCTACTCCTAATCCTACATCAAGTTTATTTACATCACTCAATTCCCATCTACCAGAAGAAGGAGTTTTTACTCTTTCTTGAGTTAATGCGGTAGTTGTGAGGGAGTTTAGTAGATTTTTAGATAAAATAAAATCTTTCTCTCCATCAACATAAGCAACTTGAAGATTATTTCTTACACCTGGTATTGGACTCAAGAATAAACCTGTTCTAATTGAGTTAAGTTCATCTTTATAAGCTACACTAGGAGTCTTTCCTCCTTGTCTTGCTTTGTAGTAGTAATCTGCTATAGTATTTACTTCAGTACTATAAGCAGTAGCATAAGAGTACTTAGCTAATTCAGTATCAGTTACATTACTAACTCCATTATCAGAAGCTATTATAGCTTTAATACCTTCATTATTAGTAGCAGCGGGTACTAAACGAGGTTTACCTTCTGCTGCTCTTTGTTTATCTACCTCTTGCTGTTTTTTTATCTCTTCATCTCTTGCTGTCTGTTCTGCTAGAGTTTCTTGCTGACTTATATAGGTCTGAAAGAGAGTGTCGGGCATTTTATAAGAAAGGTTAGTTCTTATAGTATCTATAATAGAACCTAGTCCTATTAGTCTTACTGAGCAATCGTAGCCTCCTTCTTGGTTAAAAGACCAATGAAAGTTAGATACAATACCTAGCATTCCATCGTAATTACCGCTCTGATTATAACCCTGCTTATTTAATTGTTGTTGTACATCTTCTTTTCGTAAACCTGGTACAAAGGGATTAATTCCATAGGCCTTAGTATTGAACGTTCCTCCAGTTCCTTGGCTATTTACATTAGTGTAAAACTGAGTATGTCCCCACTCTAGTAGCATTGAGTAACCTAATCTAAAATACAAAGCTTCTATTATATTAAGCTGGTTCATATTCCAGACTTTAAAACTAATAGTTGCTTCTCTTAAGGAACCTAGTGTACCTTTTGTATCAATAGTAACAGACGTTAAGCCTGGCATAGGTCTGTACCCCATTTCATAAGTACCGCCTAATCCGTAAGCTCCATCTACTCCAATTCCTCTTCTCAATTCAATACCATCACCGTCAGCAATAGAGGTACCTGCTTCTAGAATCCATCTTTTAGCTAAGTCTTCTGGATTAGAGTAAGATTCATCTAGTTCTAATTTTTTATAAAATTCTTTCGGGTCATTAACTATCTTAACAGAAGAAGTTAACTTAACCCATGCACTCTTATTTGCTAAAAATAAAATTTCTTGTGGAGTTCTTTCAGAAAAATTTCCATTTCCATATCCTGTGCTATTATGAAAAGCTCTTAAATTTAATTGAGTCAAAACATACTCAGAAAAAGGAGCTCCAATTACATTAGATAATTTTGTATTAGCCATTATTCTGTAAGTTGTACTCGTTTAAAACTGTTTGTAAATCTGTTGGTATTCTAAGCTGTATACCGACAGGTACGAAAATAGAATCCCCTGGAAGGGCGTTTGCTGAAGCAATTACCCACCATAGGCTAGAATCTTGGTAAAAATCAAAAGCTAATAAGTCAAGTCTATCTCCTGCTGTTGTAATAACGTAGTAGTCATTATTAGTAGGCGTTATTTCAGGGTAGGTATTAGTTTCATAATACTGACTCCCTGTTACGCTTAACTTAATTACTGGTATTTTTTGATATCTTGATGCCATTTTTTACTTTTTACTGTCCTGTTAGTTGTTGTATATTAGGTACAAGGTTAGGGTCTATAGTAGCATTCATAGTATTTGTTACTATATTACGTCTTTGAGTTGCGATAGGGTTAGTATCGTTTAAATCTCGACCAAAACCTACTCCTTCTGTTGTAGGTATTATAGGAGCTACTCCTCTTTTACCTATTGACGCTCCTTGTAGGAAACCGTTTGTAGAAATAAGCGGTACTACAGGGTTATCAGCATTTTCTCTTCTCGGTAAGAAGTTCATAATAGGTTTGAATGAAACAGAAACTGTTACTAGGTGAGGTAGTTGTGCTACATCAGGGTATTCGCTTTTCTGTAATACAATCTCCCATGAAGTGTTACTATTATCTATAGAAACGCTTACATTATCTATAAATCCAGGTACCCTATAAAGATAGTCTCCTACCGTCAATCTAACAACATTACCTCTCATTAAATTATAAGTCTGAGAATAATCTGGGTATACTTGAGATATTAAGTGGTTTAGTTTTCTGTAAAGAGGTTTTAATTCTTCTCTACTTTGAGGGAATATTTTAAAGCTAAATCCAATAGATCTGTCAAATCCTTGGTAAGTTCTAAAAGTTTCACCTCTTCCTAAGTACTTAAAAGAATTAAATTGTGCTTGATTATTATCGGTAATTTGTCCGTCGAAGAAAGCTCTAAAAATTAAAGCGATACCGTAGTCCGGACTATCGTTAGACATACATTCAAATGCAAACTTAATAATATCTTTAGTATTATTCTGTCCATCAGTTTCTGCACCAGCGTCCCAAGGGGTCTTGGTTGCTGCATTATAGTAAAATAAGTTCTTACGGTTTAATAAATCAACACCGTTTGGTTTTGAGTCTCTATAATCCGTACTTATTGAAACGCCTCCTGGATTACCTATTCCTAATCCTCCAAGTCCGTTATTAGGGTTTGCAATATTATATAGTTCGTAGTCACTCATAACCTGATCGCCAGTTAATTGACTTCTAAAGTCTTGAATACGGGCAAGAGTTGGAAGTGCTGGATTGGTAGTGTCCTGTTCAGCAAGCTTTTGATAAGTCAAACCTATGCTTGAGTATACTATTCCTGTTATAGGATTTCCTAGAGGTTGTGTAGAGGTATAAACACCTTGTGAGTTTGTAGCTCTAAAAATTCTAGTAAATCCTAATCCGTAGCTAGATCCAGGGCCTCCTGGGTAGTTAAATAATTGGTCTTGGAACGGTGATATACCTAATCTGTCTATTAAATTAGGGTCTATTCCAAAGCCTGTAGCTGAATCTTGTTTTAATAAATATTGTGTATTACCTACAAGCTTTAAAGCACGTAAAATAGCTAACCTATTAGTAACTTCCGTATTATTTTGAGCAGCTCCTACAATATACTGGTAAGTACCTTTAACAGATTCGTATATTGTCGGACTTACCCCGTGTCTATTAAAGTGAGCACCAGTACCACTAGCATTAACTTGCGCTAAGGTATTGTCAGGGTTATAAACCTGCGTAACAGGTATAACTGCATTATTTAAATTAAGTCCTACAAACTGTAGAGAGTTAGGTACTTGTGTTCTAGGATTAGTTAATTGTAGATTTTTTTGTTTACTAATAAAAGCTTCTCCTTGAGGTGCACTTTTAAAAAATTTCCTTATACGGTCTAAGTCAATAACAGCAGCATTAGTAGTATAAGAGCCATTAACTAAGGAAGTAATTGCACCTCCTCTAATAGGGTAATCTAAGCCTGTTCTATTTGCTTCGTAAAACTGTTTAGCAAGCGGAGATGCATTAGGTCCGTCAATAGGAAACTGTTCAAAGGGTTGACCGCTGTCTCCACCTCCTGGTTGATCCAATCCAAACCTTAAAGAAGTTAAATTAGTTCTAAAATTAATTAATGGCATGTTATCTCTTGTTTGCAGCTTGCATATAATCTAAATATGTTGGCTGTGGTTTAGCTTCGTATGTAACGTCTATTGGATTCTGAATTGGAGGTACAGCGGGAGAAACAATAGCAGTAGCTTGTCCTCTTATTGATGCACCTACATTAGAAGGAGTACCTTCGAACTGACCGGTAGTATTAGTTCTACCTTGTTTACTTAATTGTGATTTTTTTATTTGACCTAATACTGACATGTTGAGTAATTTATTTGATTCCGTTACCTATACCGGATGTCTTAATTGTTTCTTTTGCATTATACTTAGTAAGTACTTGTCCGTCGAGCTGTGTAACGTGGTGGAAGGTAAATACAGGAGCTTGTTGATTTGCTGGCACTGCAGCCTGTGTATTTTGCTGAGCAGTTGCAGTTACTGGATTTAATGGAGTAGTCATTGAAGTACCGCTTTCTCCTCCAGCTCCTACAGAAGGAGGACTAGAAGGTGAACCGCTTCCTAAGCTACTTAACCATGCGTATGTTCCTATTCCAGCTAATATTCCGGCTACTACTCCTGCAGGACCGCCCTTAGCTAAGCCTCCAACAACGTTTGCAACTGCACTAGCTACTGATACTGATAAAAATGCTTTAGCAGCTACCGCAGCCATGTTTAAATAATCAGGTAGTTTTTGAAGTACTGAAGCTAGGCTAGAAAATAACCCTCTGATTTTTTCTGCAAACTCATTCATTCTCTTTCCGTCGCTTACAAAGTCTGCAAATCTATCTAATAGTTGACCTAGTTCTTGAGTTAACATTCTACCAAAAGTATCCTGTAGTCTTTCTACTGCAGATTGAAACTTATCTTGAATAGAAGCTCTTCTTAAATCTATTTGTTCTTGTTCTGTTAATTGTTGCTTTACTAATTTCTGACCTTCAACAGTCTTCATTAACTCCCCGTACCTTTCTTGTAAAGACTGACCCTGCTCTGCACCTAATGCATTAGCTTGCTTCTGTAATAGTAACTGCTTTGTTAACTCCTCTACAGAAAGGCCTATAGCTGACGCTTCTGCTTTTCTTGCAATAACGTTTTCTTTCATGAAGGAGTCGTAAGTAACCTGTTGGTTATTTAACTCTTCCATCAACCCCTGAGTATTACCTGCTAATGCAAGTTCTCTAGCTCTAGTTAAGTTGATATCCCTGCCTGTCAACAGTTGAGCTTCAAACTCCTTACTTATACTAGATTCAAAATCTAATAGAGATTCCCCTTGCTTATTTATCTTATCTAATGTGGTACCTAGCTTAGTAGCTCTTACAATTGCATTACCTAATTCCTCTACATTACCTTTAAAGTTAAGTAAGACAGTATTGCTTGTTTTAGAGATACCGTCTAATATTTGTCTTTGAGTAAGTAATAATTTATTCCTTGCACCTTCTAGATTTCTACTTATGTTTAAGGTACTTAGAGTTTGCTCTAAAGTCTTTCCTGATAGAGAAGATTGTAAAGCAAGTGCGGACATATTTTCTGCAGAAGCACCAGTTCTCTTTTGAATTAAAGTAGCAACTTCCGCAAATTCTTGCGTAGCTGGTACTAAGAAGCCTACTGCATTGGTTAACTCCGTAAAGGTTTTAGCGACTTCAGAAGATCTTAATCCAAAGTTTCTACTGTTGTTAGCTAAATCTACAAAAATACTTTGTAATTGCTCTGCTTCCTGTACTGTAGTACCGAGGTTTTTAGCAATGTCAAAAGTTTTTTGATTAAATTGTATAACAAGGTCAACAATTTTCTTTAAGATTGTAAATAGTCCAAGGACTAAGGTAGTGGGATCAGTTAGAGATCTACCAATGCTCTTAAAAGCTTCGCTCAATCCTGCACCTAATGCAGCCCATCTACTACCTGTATCTGCTGCTGTTTTATTAATCTTGTCTAAGACATCTTTTGAGTCTATAAGATTTCCTAGTACTGGTATTTTAGAAATGCCTTCAAAAAGCTTACCTATATTACCGGCTGCTTTTTCTCTTTGCTTGGCTTTATCAAGTAACTTATCTTCTATCTGTATCTGTCTTTCAAGATCATCTAGTACTTCTTGTACTATTTCTTCATGTCTTGCAGTAATTTCAACTCCTTGCTTTTCTAAAAGAAGTAAAGTGTTTTGAATACTTGCTTGACGAGATCTTGTTTCGTTAATCTTCTCCTGGATCTTTTTAGAAGTCACAGATCCTTCATTAACCTTATTTACTAATTCACGAGTTTTATCTACCGCTCTAGTTCCTTTTGTTAATTCTGCAGTTAAAGACGTTAAAGTCTTCTTAGCTGCTCTTTCAGCAGCTTCATCGAAGTCTCCAGCTGCTGCAGTTAATCTAATTTGAGCTTCAAGGCTAGTTTTTAACGAGCTACCTACGCTAGTTAGAGTATCTTGAATCTCTACAAAAATTTCGCTTAATCTTGCAGCATTCTTAATATCAATATCGTCAGGTCCGGTAGCTCCACCACCGCTAGTACTAGTTGCCATATAAAATTTACGCAGTATCTCCATGTATATAAATAGAGAAAGCGACTATTTTTTAGTCGCCTTACTCGTATAGGTAGGTGTTATATCTTTTAATTGAGGTATGTTTGGCTTAGAAAGCGGCTTATTAGCTGTAATTAACTCACCTTTATTAGTTATTTTGTCATACTCCTCTTTCTCTTTCTGGTAGAATTCGTTTATAGTATTGAATGTAAATCTACGTAGCCAGATAGGCATATTATATACGGTATTCCAATCGTAGCCTCCTTTCCCAAAGAATACTAGCTCATGCAATTGGTTAAAGAGAGCAGATCTATACTCCGGCGTTAGGGTAAAAAAAGGAAACCCCAATAGGTATCTCTACACCCTCCTCTGTGTAGCCGTCAGAACCGACGAATGTATAGGTTAAGTCTAGATCTGGAGTTACTTGTTTTATATACTCTCTTAATGCTCTAGCATCTGCAGCTAATAGGTAATTATCTATAAACTCTCTAATATCCTTTGCATCTGTACTACCATTTACAGCAACAACAGTGCGCTTTAGCCTGGTGGTTACATCTGCAGATAGGTTAACTTTCTTTAATCCTTTAATCTCTTCGTCAATCTGTCTTTCGTCCTTGTGAGTTAAGATTTTAATCGTTACTTCGTTCTTAGATTTAGGTAAAACAAAAGCAAATTCGTTTTTATTCTCATATAAACTGTAATCTACTTCTTTATTCTTAATTTCTGAAAGATCTACTGTAACAGTTTCTTCTTCTCCTGTAGATGGGTTAAAACGTCTAAATTGGTAGTCTTTTCCGTAGCCTAAAATACGTGCTGCAATTAAAATTGCGTTTTTATCACCAATTGTCAAGTCATCGTAGTCGATTTTTGAAACAATTAGAGATTTAAATAATTTATCAAACACAGTACCGTTTTTAATATAGTTTTGGTTTGATAAAATATCCTCTTCTTTAGCAGTCATGTACTTCATTTCGATAGTACCGGAGGATAAGGGGTTTTCTTTCGAATACAACAGTCCTTTTGAAGGTAATTCAACCGTTTCTGTAGGTAGGCTGAATTTGCTTTGGTTTTCCATAATCTTAATTTAGTTATATATCAATAAATAGGTAAGATATAGCTTTTTACATAAAAAAAGCTGCTTTTCAGCAGCTTCTTTATTATTTTTAATCGATTAGTAGTTAAGAACGCAATAATCCATTCCTATACCTAGTTCAATTGTAATAGCATCTTGGTTAGACCAGTCATAAGCACCAAAGTTTGATGTCTTAACGAAAGCTCCTTTAATAATCCACTCACTAACTACATCACCTACTGGGCCTAAAATTGATAAGTTTAAATCTTTCTTGTAGAAGTCAGAATAACCATCACGGCCAGTTACTGATTCATGTGATAAACGAATCCACTCCATTACGGCTTGTTGA